CCTACGGAAGCTGTTGGAGCATGGCGGACAATATTCCATTGATTAGTCAACCGTATCCTGAGTCGATCAAACAGAACAAAACTTATAGACAGCATCACTTCAATTGGATCTTGCCCTATACACATTTGAGAACATTTAAAAAGCATTTGTTAAACAGTTGTGATGATGCGCAGTTTAAAGATGCAGATGGCAAATGGTACAAGGCAGGAGGAGATGGTTCAGTATTCTACGCACTGATTGAAGCAGCTGATCCTCTCAAGGTAAAATGCCTGCAAGATGTTGTTTACAACTACAATGACATCAATCCGTTAAACGATTATAAAGTCAACGCAGCAGAACAAAATAAAAACGCACGAGAAATAGTGAACATGTCAACCGAAAAAAAAAGAATATTAATAGCCATACCCACAGCGAGGAACATAGAGCCCGAGACGTTCAAGAGCATCTACGACCTACAAGTGCCCGAAGGTTACCAAACCACATTTCAATACTTCTACGGCTATAACATTGACCAAGTGCGTAACTTGATAGCTGACTGGGCTGTTAAAGGATACGACTATCTATTTAGCGTAGACAGCGACATCAGCTTTGCACCCGACACATTGGTAAAACTATTAGCCCATGACAAACCTGTAGTGTCAGGCTTGTATATACAGCGCAAGCCCGGTCAACACATTTTAGAAATATACGAACACAATGCAAACGGCGGTGTGTCTAATGTTCCTTATGGCAAAATCAAAGGGCGTGGTCTAGTAGAAATTGCAGGATGTGGATTTGGTTGCGTATTGGTCAAATCTGAAGTGTTGAAGTCTGTAGGATACCCTCAGTTTAAATATTACAGTGCGCTGGATCACAATCACACTGTTAGTGAAGATGTAGACTTTTGTCGTAAGGCTCTGGGCAAAGGATTTAAAATCTATGCTGACACTACAATACAATGCAGACACACTGGCAGTTTTACTTTTGCAGTGGACAACAACATTCCTGCCGCAGCACCAGCTGAAGCACCTGACATCAAAGCAAGACTTAGAGAATTGGGCAGTCAGCGATTAATCCCTAAAGATCATGTCGACTACTTGACTGCATTAAAAGCACAGGGCTTCGAACCGAGAGTGATCTATGACATAGGCGCCTGTGTACTGCACTGGACTAATGAATCTAAACGTATATGGCCCAATGCTGAAACTGTAGCATTTGAAGCCATGGACTCTAGTGAGTTCTTGTATAAAGAACAGGGCTTGAAATATCACATAGGTGTGTTGAGCAATGAAACTGGCAAAACTGTGGATTTTTATCAAAACGATTGGCATCCAGGCGGCAACAGCTATTACAAAGAAAATGAAGTTGTCAACCCTAATGCACCCGACTACTTTAACGAGCAACACAAGCGAACACTAAAAACTGTTACGCTAAATGCTGTAGTTAATTTGAAACAATTTCCTTTGCCAGATTTAATAAAAATGGATGTGCAAGGAGCAGAAATGGATGTGTTGCAAGGTGCAAGCGAAGTATTAAAAACTGTTAAGCATGTAATATTGGAGTTGCAAACTGTAGAATACAACAAAGGTGCACCTTTAAAAGATACAGTGATTGAATATATGGATAGTATAGGTTTTGATTGTAAGGGCTTGTTCAGCAATAACGGTCCAGACGGTGATTATCACTTTGTTAAACGCTAAATATTATCATGAGAGCACAAGAAATAATCAGAGCTGTTTTAAACATGCTCGACCAATCAGAACAACCTGACAGCAGACCTGAAGAAATGAGTCCGTTGGCCAACGGTGATGACACTAATCGGTTTAAACAGATAATGGATTTAATTGCCCAAGAACGTCGGGGCGAATTGCAAAATACTCCTCAAGAAGAATACGCAGACATTGACAGTGTTACTATTCATGCAGGTGGCGGAGTTAATGGTCCAAAACATCCTCACGATCTACGTGTAAAAGATCCAAGTCAGCACCCTGGCCAACAGGAGTATTAATATGTCATTAAACGGAATAGCGCACTTGCCCACAAGACAAGAACGACAAGATGCCAAGTTAGCAATCGCCGAAGCAAAACGCCAAGGCAAAACAGTAGCACCAGATGGTACTATAAGCGGGTCAGTAGATCCTACTGCTCCTTGGTACAGAGACAATAACGTATTAGATAAAAATCAACTACCAAACCCTTATAACGGTAATGAAATTGCTCCAGACGACGGCGCATCAACCTTAGTTCAAGGTAGGCCATGGGCGTAAGAAATCAAAATTCGACAGGCTACGTTCATCCAGACGAACCCAACCTGTTAAATCTGCATAAGTCGATGAAGTACAATGCTTCAGGCGAGCCGCAAGTGCGTGTTCACGTTGACGGCATCAGCTTGGAAGGCGATGTCATTGTAGACAGAGTTAAACTATGGGATGGCACCAACGAGCTAACATTTGACTCTTCAGTCAATGACGGCGAAGCATCTCCTACTGTAGTGTTGCCCACAGAAAATCACAACATGGTATTCAACGGTTCAACCTGGGACCGTATGCGTGGCACGATTGCAGATGGAGTGCTTACGCAGATATCCAATGATCGTATTGCTATTAGCAAAGACAATAACGCCAACGCCGCAGACAATCCTATCTATGTAAATGTAACTAACGGATCACTAACTGTTAGTGGTAGTGTTAGTATAATCAGTCTACCAGAAGTTGAAATTAAAAACGATATAGACAATCCTATACCTATTAGTAAAAACACCACTGCTAACTCTAGCAGCAATCCAATAGACGTTACTGGTTCAGTTGACGCTACTATTAATGGCGAAGTGTCAGTAGCAGGTATGAATCCAGATGCGTTCGGTCGTCAGCGTGTTAGTGAACTGTTTACACTAGGTGACTACAAACATCTTTATGCTATAGATCCTAACTTTCTAGACAGCGTAAGCAATGGCGGTACTGTGACTTTTGATGCTAATCAGGCAGCGGCTGTGTTAGCCACTAGTAGTAACACAAACTCTGTAGCTATACATCAAACTAAGTTCTATCACCACTACCAGCCTGGTAAGAGCCAATTAATCTATACAAGTGTTGTATTCCACGAACCAGATCGTAATGTGACTAAACGCACGGGTTATTTTGATGATCGTGATGGTATTTACTTTGAACAGGTAGGCAGCAATACAGCAGATGGATCAACAGTTAGCCCAACTACGCAAACTCTTAACTGGGTGATAAGAACTTACGTAGGCGGATCACCAAATGAAAGCGATTATGTAACTACTATCAACGGAACACCTTATACTTATAAACGCCGTGTACCACAGACAGAGTGGAATAGAGATCGCTGTGATGGCACAGGCGGAGAAAATAACCCTAGTGGATTTAAACTTGATGTTACTAAGACACAATTGTCTTGGATTGACTTTCAGTGGTTAGGTGTAGGCCGTGTTCGTTGCGGCTTTGTACATAATGGTGAGTTGATTACGGCACACGAATACTATCACAGTAATGTATTACCCACAGTTTATATGAGTAATCCTAACTTGCCTGTTCGCTGTGAAATACGCAATACAGGAACGACACCCGGCGGCGAAATGGATCAGATTTGTTCATCTGTAATGAGCGAAGGTGGATATATTGAATCAGGTATTGATTGGAGCGTTTATTCGACAGAACGAGCAACACCTACACCAGGACGCACTAAGTTACCTGTTATTGCTATTAGATTGAAAAACAGTTTTCAAGGATACCCTAACAGATTGAGTGTACGTCCGTTAACCCTGAGTTTATTTGCTAGAACAGAACCTATTGTGTTTGAATTTGTTAAACTACGTAGTGTGGCTGACCTCAGTACAGCATTGAACGACGGAGTATTAACTTGGACGTCAGCAGACTCGGATAGCGGTGTTGAGTATTGTACCAATGCTACTGCCTATGTAGAAGCCAATGCTGATCGATTTGCTTCAGGTTATGTACCAGCAGGCTCCAGCCAAAACAGTCTAAGTCCAGTGTCTACAGGCACACTGACTTCTGCTAAGAAGAACATTATTAGTCAAAATATAGACAGTACTGGTAGTGAAATATTTGTAGTAGTAGCCAGCACTGTGTTTGCTGGTAATAATTTAACTGCTGATGTAGCTTGTAGTATTCAGTGGCGGGAGATTTATTAATGTATCGCAAGTATATCCGCATAGTAGAAGCAGCCAACAAGGGCTGTCCTATTGCCACACATGACATCGATGTTAACTTAAAGAATCGTCAAAAGGCCATTAATGAGTATCACTATGGACCTGCCAATCCTGATCAAGCTGGAGACTATTGGAGCAAGAGCGCAAAGATATTCAACGTAACCTCAACCACTGCTAAAACAATGTTATGTGGAAACTGTGCGGCATTTGATGTTAGCGACAGTATGAGAGAGTGTATAAGCACAGGCATAAAGGGCGATGAAACAGCAATAGATGCTAATGCAACTATTAACTTATCAGATTTAGGATATTGCAACTTTCTACACTTTAAATGTGCTGGCACACGTTCATGCAAGGCCTGGGTCACTGGTGGACCAATCACTGAAAAAGATAAAAATAAATCTGCTGATTAACGCCTATGATATTAGAGTCAAGTCCGTTAACGTTGAGGGGTAGTTGTTCAGATGACCTGCTTATAAGTAAGCTGCATCTTGCAAGAGAACTTAAACGACTCAAATACGATCGTCATGATAAGATCTACAACTTGGGCAGTTGGTATGGTAATATAGGACCAGCGTTGGTTAATCAGGGAATCAAGTTTAATCAACTATTAAACGTGGACATAGATCCCGGGGTTGTTGATGATGCAGCTCGAGTAGCAGATCATTTTGATATAACACATTTAGTAAAGCATCTAACTGGTGATGCTAATAAGTTGAACTATAAAAATCCAAGTCTGATAATCAATACCAGTTGCAACAACATTGAGGGCAGTAATTGGTTTGATCGTATACCTAAAGGCACCCTGGTAGCACTACAAACAAGAGATATGCCTGATTTTAAAACGCTGTTTCCATTAAGTGAGACCATGCATTTTAGTAGAATGCACCTTAAAGACCCAGAAGAACGATATACACGACTGACCTGGATAGGAATAAAATAATAGAAAAGGACTCCGAAGAGTCCTTTTTTATATTATAATGGCTCTATGAGCGATATATTATTATTTTTTTGTATTCTGATTAACGAATGCGTAAAATTTTTCAGCAGCTTCAAGAACCTTCTCAACTCCTGGTACTGTTGGCATTTCTACCTTGGTAATAACTTCCTGACCTTCTTTGCTAACGCTAGTGCTAAATGCACCCCAATTAGCATGATAGTCATTCCATACTTGGCTCTGTGCCATTTCTAGCATTTGAGCACGGATCTCGTATCCATTCTTATTGAAACTAACTTGTGGAACAAACTGTTTCATTTTGTCAGCTGCTTCTGTAAATTGTTTTGTAAATTGTTCTGTCATAATATTCTCCTATGTGTATGTGTATGACTATCAGCAACCTTTGCTGATGTAATATTATATATCTTTTTTAGATATAAAGCAATAATTTGTGGCAATATTAAAGAAGATTTCAGTAATAATGTCTAGATGATTGACTTTGGCGATATTCAGCGATGACTTCTGCCCAACTGATCAATCCTTCGTAGATAGTGTTAATAATTTTTTTCATAGGTATCCTTCCTTTTGGGAGTTAAATTGTCGGATGTAGTTTTCCAACTGTGCGGCATCGGTAATGCCTTTGGTGTTTAGATATGCATCTAAACGGCTTTGGTAACTAGAACCTGGGAACATTTCGGATAGACGTTCCATGATCCTAATCATTTGCTCTGATAGATATTTCATGTTATAATCCTAGTGTAAGTGTGTATAGAAACATATCATGGTTTCTACTGAGTATTTATGTTCTAGTAAATTAAGTACTAGGAAAAGTTATAAGCAAAGTAAAAACGGTAAATATACAAAAGGAAGTGTCGCTAAGATGAAAAAGAGCACAAGATCAATACTGCAAGAACTCAGCGAGATGGGCGTAAATCGTAATAAGGATTTAGTCATCGAGAGCCGAGGATCAAACCTCATCGAAAGTGCTATCAATCTACTCAGTTTGATAAAAGAAAACTACGACATTGAAACCGCGGCAGAACTAGAGCGCAGATTTATTAACGCTATACGCACAGCAGAGCCTGCTAAATTCAAACGCGGCATTAAAAAGATACAGGAATCAAGAGATGATACTCAATGAAGGAGGCAACGTATTTGCCAATGCAGAACCATTTGATCACAAAGATGTTCCGTCAATACTAAAAACAATTAACAGTGCCCTACAAGGTACAGGAATTGAAGCTATTCCTGTAGGTTCTGCAGCAACTCCTCGTCCTGGACAACAAAGCGGCGATATGGATGTTATTGTAGATGAGAAAACAGTATTAGACTTTTTCAAAGCTAAAGATGCTAAAAGTGCTCGAAAAGCTCTAAATGACTATATCACCGGTAAAGGTTTAGAAACAGCGCAAAGCGGCATTAATGTACACGTTAATGTGCCAGTAGGTGATCAGCATCATCAAGTTGATATTATGGTAACCGGTAATGCTCCTCGTGTAGCAAAGTTTCATACACACGACATACCGCAAGGCAGTCCGTACAAGGGTGTTAACAAACAATTGATGCTGTCTATACTGGCTAAGCAAAAAGGCTACATGTGGTCAGCTTGGCAAGGACTGTTTGATCGTACTCCAGAAGGTAAAAAAGGTAACTTTGTATCTGATGATTTAGATGAGATTGCAAAAGTACTAATGGGACCGCAGGCTAATTCTTCAAATTTAAGCAGTGTAGAAGGTATCATGAAAGGGCTTCCTGATGATCAAGCAGCAGCATTGTTAGATCGTGCTCGTCAAGATCCTAACTGGGTAGAAAAGAAACCAGCAGAAAGTATGAACACTGAATCTATCAATCGAATGAAAAAGTTAGCAGGCATGAAAGAAGCAGATGTAGTTAGTCCTCGCTTTGCAGGTGTACAACAAACTAAACATGCCGACGGTAGTCAAACTACAGACTATCAACAAGGTCCTTTGCAAACTACTAACAAGGTAGATGCTCAAGGACGCCCTATTACATCTAAATCAAAATATGATTTAGGTGTAGGTACTGTAGATACAGAGTTAGATCATGCATCGGGTATTAGATCAAATGCTGTTACTGCACGTGGCGGAATGGATCCTAACAAACTAGCACCTACAGCAGACATTGCCGCGGCTCGAGGTGTTGATCCTAAAAAGTTTTCTAGATTTCAAAAGCAAAACACAGCAGCAACTGAAGCACTAGATGCTATGTTAACTATTGCGAGACTAAGATGAAAGTAAACGAAATAATAAGCGAAGACTGGAACAAAGTCAATAAGCAAGATAAAACAGATGGCTTAAGTCAAAAGGCAGTCAATGCCTATCGACGTGAGAATCCAGGCAGCAAATTAAAGACTGCGGTCACTACTAAACCAAGTAAGCTCAAAGCAGGCAGCAAGGATGCAAAGCGCCGTAAGAGTTTCTGTGCTAGGATGAGTGGAAATAAAGGTCCTATGAAAGATGAGAAGGGTCGCCCTACTCCAAAAGCAAAAGCATTAAATCGTTGGAACTGTTAATGAGAGCAAATGAATTTTTAAAAGAAGCAGAAGCTGCCGTTCAAAAAAAGCTAGGTCGTGCATTTAATCACTTAGAAGACCTAGTGTTCTTTCACGGCAGTCGAGGAACTATCGAAGCACTTGATCATATTAGAGAAATTGCAACCATTGAAGGCGCACAAAGCGTTCGTATGAAATGGGACGGCAATCCTCAAATCTATTGGGGTCGTGAGAAAGCATTTGGTCCTTTGATCTTAGCAGGACATAATGGATGGAGTAAAGGTTACAAGACTGACAATCCTAAAGACCTTATTGATTTTATTGCCAACAAAAGCGGAAGTCCTAAGACTCCCGAAGAGCAAGCTGCTCGTAACGAGTTTGCAAAACAGTTTGCCAGCCTATATCCGCTGTTTGACAAGGCAACGCCTAAAGACTTTGTGGGCTTTGTCTACGCAGATGGACTGTTCTTACAAAGGCCGGAAGTCGATGCAGAGGGAGTTTACAACTTTTGCCCTAATCCCAAGAGTCAAACTTGCTATCATGTAACAGCAGATAGCCAATTAGGAAAACGTATAAGCCAAGCACAGGTAATGGTTGTTGGACATGCGTTCTTTCCAGAGTTTGGCATGGATGATAGTGATCAGCAACCTATTGATGACTTTAGTCAGTTTAACAGTAATCCTCAACTGATAGTTCAAGGTCCTGTGTACAACAGTCAACCTGTAGAAGTTGCAGCTAATGATATAAACCAAGTGGAAAATTATCTAAAGAAACATGCTATTGAAATTGACAGCTTTCTGCAGGGAGCTCCGGGTCTAGGTGATTTAAAAAATATATTGTATACCTATGTTAATCAAACAGCCAAGGCAAAAGCTTTGGACCAACTAGGTGTACCTCAGTTTTTTAACTGGCTAAAGACTAGCAAAGTTAGCACAAACAAACAGGCTAAGATTCAAGAGCTTGCACAGAAAAGTCAACATGCACTAAGTGCCATTTTTGGATTAGTGAAACAAATTATGGATCTCAAAGACACAGTCATTGATCAAATTGAAAGCGGTGCAAAGGGAGAAATTTGGGATACACAAGGTGAAGGCAGAGTTAGATATGCTCCGCAAGGAAAAGAATTTGGAAACGTAAAACTAGTACCAAGGAAACGCTGGACACCTCAATGATATTTTCAGATATGCAACGAGCCTTGATGGAGGGCGGACACAGTTTAGAAGGTTATACTATACCTAAGCATCTTCAATTTATTAGAGAGTTAAAAGAAGCTCGATTGATTAAAACAAAAAATGATTTAAAGTTTTCTTACAGTGAAGTATGCGAACATTTATACTTGATAATCTTAGCATTAGATTTTTTAAGCAGACTAAAACAAGGAAAACCTTTAGCAAAGAAATATGCAGCAGCTACTGCAAGTTACATTAATTATACAGAGTTTAAAGTTAACGGCACTGACTTGTATAACTTAGTATATTTTGTTACTGAAAAGCCCGAGTTTATTGAAAAGATTTTTGGCTCAGCTGATGCTAAAAAACTTAGAGAAAAAACCCAACTTCCTCAAATGGAGTTAAATCGTTGGTTGCTTAAAATTGACAAAGACGAAAGCAGGGACATGTACTTTTTAATGCGTTTAGAACAGGCATTGAATGTAACCAGTACTGAAAGCAGAGATATACGCAGAATGCTCAGCTTTAAAACTCCTACACAGCAAGATTTACATCTAATATCAGCTAGATTGCTAAATGCATTTAGACAAAAGACTCCTTTACTAGATCTAAGACAGGATTTAGAACAAGTTTTATCTGGCGGAAAATATACCTATATTGGGTGATTTTTTCCAAAGAGACTAAATAATTATACAAAGCTCACAGAGTGTGAGCGGCAAAATTAAGGAGAATTATTATGCCAAGTTTAATCGGAACAGACGTAGCAGCAAACTACCTACGTGTATTACCAAGCCCAGGCGCAGCTCTAACAGGCGTTGCAAACGGTGCTCCATTGTTGACTTTCAACACACCTAACCTACAAATGTTCAAAGTTGTAGTTACAGGTGAAGACCTAACAGCAACACCAGAAGCAGCTAACAGCAGCTGGTCTAAAGTTATTCGTGCAGTTCAAGTAACTAGCGAAGTATTTGCAATTTTTGCTCCATCCGTTTCTGGCGGCGACAGCACATTCTGCTTCTTAGCTCCAGACTTCAACACCAACACTGGTGCTGCATCTGTAGCAGGCAGCGCACAAACAGCTATTGCTGAAAGCGGTGGTGGATCTAGCATTTTAGAAGCAGCTATCGTTGACGCAGTTGGCGGTACAGCTACAGTTACTCGTGTTGCTTTAACAGGTGTTTCAGTAGCTTAATCTACGTTTTAATAAAAACACTAAGCACTCTTCGGAGTGCTTTTTTACGGCTATGATAAATAGTTTACTAGGCAAATCAAGGCATTCAATCATATATTAGGCACATGGCTCTGAGCGAGCACTTGACTTATCACATTGGAGACAGCCTGATGGCCACAACAGCAGAACGACTTGGTATAGTAGAGACCAAGGTAGCAAACTTAGATGAAAAATTAGACGACATTAAAGTCGATGTTAAAGACATGCATGACTGTCTGGATAAAACTCGCGACGGAGTAATGTCAAAGTTAGATGAAATGTACGGCGCAAGTTGCGATCAACATGACCAACTGGCAAAAAAGATTACAGAATTAGAAAAAATCAAAACAAAATATACTACCTATGCCATGATGACAATGGCATTTGTAGCAGGTGCAGGATGGATTGGAAACCCTAGTGCTGCGGCACTGTTAAAGTTCTTAGGGTTGTAAAATATTAAAATTATCAAAAGGCTCTTAGGAGCCTTTTTTTACGACTTAAATACGCTATGGATTACAAATTATACACACTAGTGGACATAACACACACTGGGCAACATAGAAATGAAGCTGGCAAAGAACAGCTTAGATACAAAGAACAAAATTTTAACACAGTGTTGCAAACTCTAGGTCTTAGAAGCAACATATGGTACGATCGCGGCCCTCAGATGTTAGAAGTAAGCGGCAAGCTTGTTGGATTCGACACGGACGATGTTATCCGTGTATGGCGTTTTGATTGGCGGGTAGAACAGCCTAATGTATATGAAGAAAACAGTGATGCACTTAGTTTTTTAAAACAAGATTTCCATCTGGTTCCTTATATACGTGGATTGAGCGAAGCAATGGAGCAGAGATATGCAGTATTCAATACTGCTGATCCAGGAGCCAATATTGTTTTCCACGTAAAGCAATAAATATACTAAAGGAATCTGTCATGAAACGTAACGAAATTATAGGCGAAGTTAGTTTAGGAGACTATCGTAAAAAAGCTGGTATGCAAAAGGCACTAAGTCAAATGGGTGCAATGTTTGCTCGTGACCCGGCTGAACGTGAAAAAAATCTTGCCACGTTTAACAAGCGTGAAAAAGGTTTGAACCGTTTGAAAGCTCGTGACGAAAAAGCTCGCAAAGCAGCCGCTGATAAAGACATGGCAGACACTATTGCTCAATTACCGCAACTGAGAGATGAACTTGATCAAATGAAGGCCAAGTATAAATCCTTAGGCGGAAGCAATTGGCAGTATGCTGATAGAGAACAAAACTTAACTGACCGTGAACGTGAAGCACGTTCAATGGAAGGCCCAATTAACAACCTATGGCGTAGAATTAATGCTGCTGAGAAAGCACAAAAAAGCGAAGGTGTAGTGGAAAGCTTGGAAGAAGGTCGCAGTGACTATGTAGGCAACGCTATTGAAGGCTTGAAAATGTATAAACCAGGCCTAGAAAAAGAAGACTTCTTAGATGAACTTTACAGCTACATTGATGCCGAAATGGGCATGAATGCAGCAGAAGCAGCATTTGCTGATGAAGATGCATACGATGAGTGGTTTGACAAGTATAGTGATTTAGAAGAAACTACCGGGATGTTAAAAGTTGCAAAAGATGATGAAAAGCAAACTATCCTACAGAATCCTACTACAGGCGTACAAACACAAATTGATAAAACCAATCCCAATGCTCCTAGATTGGCTCAAGATGATAAAGGTAAGCTAAGTTTACAAATGCCACAAGGTGCCCAAGCTGGAGGATTAGGTGATAAGCCGCAAACTTTAGTAGGTAAAGAAGTTCAAGTAGATCAAATGCCCGAAATGTTGGATATTAAGAAACTAGCAGGTCTATGAAAATAAATGAAATGTTAAAAAGCTTCAGTATCTATACTAGTATAGAAGAAGAAGCTATGTTGAAAAAGCTTCAAGGGCCTGTATTTCTAAATACGTTCGATGAAAGAGATCGTTTCATAATTGAGGGTATGATTCGTAAAAGTCTGGTAATTAAAATAGGACACACAAATCCTAGGGTAATCGCCAATGAATTTTAAAAAACAAGCCAAACAGTTAGAACAGTTTCTAGACGAAGAGTTTAAGGACAAAATACCTTTAGCACTTTTACCTAACGGTACCATAGCTTACGGTAACTTTCTTATTAAGCAGACTAAAAATAAAGAATGGCATTTAACTAGGTCAAACGGCACTTACCTAGATACTTTTAATGTAAAAAGTTCAGCTATTATAGCTGCAAAATTGTATGGTGTGAATAATTTCGTTAAATACAGCGAACTTAAAATTTTAGATCAACTTTATTATAAAAATAATACAGATGCTGAAATTTTTAAATGTAAATATAAAACTACTAAAGATACAGATAAACGTGATCTTTATCTAGCTAGATTTTTATACTCATCACAATATGCAACTTATGCTAAAGAGCAAATAGCTAGTAGGTTTAAAATGCTGTTTTGATAAATAATAATAACAAGTCATTAGGATTCTAATATGCAAATCAGAGATTTATCTAACAAGATTACAAGCGAAAAGTTAAACGAAAGTCTAGCTAAAAAGTTTGGATACCGTCTATCACTAGACAAGTTTTCAGAAGGCCAACTAGCTGAGGCAAATCGTCAACTATCCACAAAAGTTTATGAGTTTGAAAAAACAAACGACTTTAACAGCGTACTAGAAAATCACGATTATCAAAAGAATCGTGCTATGCTAGATGTTGTTCGTCAAGCTATCAAAGAACGTACTCTTTCAGATGATGAAAAGTCTAAGAAAGAAAAGTATGTTAAAGGCATGAAAAAAACCAGCGGCGAATTTAAAAAGCGTTATGGCGAAAAAGGCGAAGAAGTCATGCACGCCACAGCTACTAAAATGGCTAAGAAAGAATCTGTCGAAGAGGCAATGGAAGTGTTGCGCGGTGTATTAAGCGAGCGCACATTGACAGAAGGCGAAGAAGAAAAGGCAGCATTGATCATGTCTTCAAGAGACATGGTAGATAAAATTACTGGATGGTTGGAAGACGTTTCCAGTATGAAAACAGAAACAATGTTAGATCTAATTGACTCTATAAGAGACGAACTAGGCAGCGATGTTGCAGAACAGTTCTCGAGCACTGTTAAGCCAGCATTAGACGATTTATATGCAAACTTAGAAGGCCATAGAACTACAATGGCACAGGCAGTTAGCATTCTAACAGGCGAAGAAGGTCCAGGCGCTGGCGCAGCATCTGCAATGGGAGACATGGGCGGGGCTGAAATGCCTGCTACTATGGGTGCTCCAGATGCAGAAATGGGCGGAGATGAATTTGCAGCTAGTGAACCTGCAACAGGCGGAGAAGCTCCTGCAGGTCGAATGAAGCGTGAAAGCATTGAATACAGCCGCAAACTAGGCACTATCCTAAGCTCAAAAAAAAAGTAAATGAAGATGCGGATACACTTATCCGCATCCTTTCTAATCTAAAAGGCAGAGCTGATAGCAAAGGGGCTAGCGGAACATTTAGTTGGTCTGCTATCAGCAGTATGTTACAAAACGTAGGCGGCCAAGAATTGGACTACGATGCTTTTAAAGCAGCCTTTGACAGCAATCCATCGTTTCAAAACTTAGTTGATAAGTTTGATGCTGACGGTGTAACAATCAAAACTAAAAATCAAGCCCAACCTCCCGGAGTGCCAGGTGATAAAGCCAAAAGCCAAGCTAATGTAATTAGCAGTGCAAAAAAAGCAGCAGCAAAGGCATTGAACAAATAAAAGTTGACATAGTGACAAAAATACTACATAATAGTATATGTCACTTTTAATCAACAAATTTAATTACGAAAAACTCTCTAGGGACGAGTCCACTGGCAAGCGTTTATATGCTACGCCAGATGGGCATAAAGTCCCTAGTGTCACGACTATACTGGACAAAACTAAACCAGAAGAAAGTCGTATAGCATTAGCCAATTGGCGCAAAGCAGTTGGCGAAGCTAAAGCACAAGCTATTACTACAGAAGCAGCTAATCGCGGCACACGAATGCACAAGTTCTTAGAAGACTATGTCAAAGGTGAGCCGATGAATGAAAGCATTACTAATCCATTTGCACAGCAAAGTCAGAAAATGGCTAAGATTGTAATTGCACAAGGGCTGTGTAATGTAAGCGAAGTATGGGGCAGTGAAGTACCCTTATACTTTCCAGAACTATATGCGGGAACTACTGACTGTGTAGGTGTGCATAACGGTGACGAAAGCATCCTGGACTTTAAACAGACTAACAAGCCCAAGAAGCGTGAGCACATCGACGATTACTTTATTCAGCTAACTGCTTATGCTATGGCTCACAACGAAGTACACAAAACTAACATTCGCAAGGGTGTTATTCTAATGTGTTCAAAAGACTACGAATATCAAGAGTTTATCCTAGAACCAGCAGATTTTGACTACTGGACTGAACGCTGGTGCAAGCGTGTGGAAGAATACTACCGCCTAAACTGATAAATATCCTATAAAGAGGATATTCTATGGCCGTAGTGCAAATTTCAAAAATTCAGTTAAGAAGAGGTAAGAAAAACTCTGGAACAGGATTACCGCAATTAGCCAGCGGAGAATTGGCGTGGGCAATTGATACTCAAGAATTATTTGTAGGTAATGGTGCTGTAGGAGAAGGTGCTCCCTATGTTGGCAATACTAAAATCCTAACAGAACACGACAGTATTCTAGAGTTAATAGCTAATTATACTTACAAGTATGATTCTGCACTGGGACAAAGCTTAATAGACGGCACTGTAACTAGAACATTACAAGCAAGACTAGATGACGGTGTTGTAAACGCAAGAAGCTTTGGTATTGTTAGTTCAAAAGAATGGCCTGCTGGAACATTAATTGCAGACCAAACTGAAAAAATTCAACAGGCTATTGACAGTATAACTAGAGACGATCTAAGTCCTAATGTAACTATTGAATTTGAACCTGGAGAATATTATTTCTCCGACACAATTTCTTTGCCTAGCAATGTTAAAATTTCAGGATACGGTAAAGATCAAACAGTATTCACATATACTGGAACTCCAGAAGTTTTGTTTTCTACTGAAACTGATGCTACTAAAATAAGACTTGGAAATTTTACTATCAAAACAATTGCTAACAATAAAACTCTATTAAAGATAGATGGTGCAAAAGATTGTGAATTTGTTAATCTTAAATTAGTCTATGAAAGCGGGACTGATGCTGCGGGCACTGTGGCTAACGACAGAATAGGAATAGATCTAGCAGGAAATGGAACTATCAGCTATAATAGATTTATAGGGTTAGAGTTTAAAAATTTAACCTACGGTGTTCATGCAGGAAGCAATGCTTCGTTTAACAAGTTTGAAGATTGTCTGTTAGAATATCTGTATCAAGGATTTAATCTAGGAACAGGTAGTTCTAGTGGAGCAAACTATAATATAATTGAAAACTGTATCTTTGATAAAGTTACTCGTCAAGGGTTATTTGTTCAAAAGGGCACAGGTAATAGAAGCAGAGGAAACACTTACAAAGATGTAGGAAGTACCAATTCTGGAACATTCTCAGCATATAGTGTTATCAAGTTTGT